ACCTGAAGACGATAAAGGATCGCCTGAAGATGTTAAGGTATCAACTGATGAGGAGGATAAGGTATCGGCTGATGATGATAAGGGATCGCGTGAAGAGGATAAGGTATCACCTGAGGAGGATGATAAGGTATCACCTGAGGAGGATGATAAGGTATCGCCTGATGACGATAAGGTATCACATGAGGATGATGAGAGATCGGCTGAGGAGGAGAATAAGGGATCGCCTGAGAAGGAGGATAAGGCATCACCTGAGAAGGAGAATAAGGCATCACCTGAGGACGATAAAGTAGAAGATGATGATATTAATATTGATTTATGCAAGCCTATTGACAGTACTATGCAAGACATGGCACTTTATGATCATATTACAACTAGAGTCGATCCGCAATTTGTACAGGAATCTCTTCCTTCATCTACTGAGACAATGTCCTTGATTGTACCTCCGATTCATGCTGACTCTGAGGATAATATCACTGTGAAAAAGTTAGATTACCTTCCTCCGAATCCATCTATTCAAACTACACCAGAACATACGCCTATAGCTACAACACCCATTTCTGAAACACGTGAAATAGTTATCGAAGAAAAGAAAAACAAACTTTCTAAGCACGCTATGAAACGATTCCTTGGAATTGAACATGTAGAATCGATGCCTGAAAATAAAAATAAACTGAAGAAACTTCTGTTGCAAAAATTCTTAGAAGCGTAAGCGTTTATATAACACAAAAAAGAGTCTCTAACTTAGATAAAAAGAAATGAATTCAATTATGATTGCAAGCAGTGTGGCGGTGGTGTTAGCCGGAATTCAATACTATTTCGCAAGACAGAATGCTAAAGATTCAAGTCCGCCTGCTTTAGAAAACACATTTTATACATTTGCCGCTAGTTTTGGATTGGTTTACATCATTCTCTATGCTATTGAAGACGAAAGATCCGCTGCGCTAAAAGAGATGGAGGTCGGTGAGCCGAATTTCTAATTCGTCATTTTTCAGTGAGCCGAATTTCTAATTCGTCATTTTTCAGTGAGCCGAATTTCTAATTCGTCATTTTTCAGTGAGCCGAATTTCTAGTATAAAAAATATTGCGTATCTATAGTCATGAAACTCGAGCTAAAAAAATTCGATATGTCCAAAATTGCAGACGATAAAGTCATTTGTATGTTAGCTAAACGTGGATCGGGTAAATCTTTTCTTATTCGAGATCTCATGTATTACCACAGTGATATTCCTATAGGAACCGTCATCTCGCCTACTGAGAGTTCTAATAAATTCTTTGGTGATTTCGTGCCAGGAGTGTTCATTCATGACGAGTATGCACCAGGCATCATTGAAAATATAAACAAACGACAAAAAATGATCATGCAAAAAGTAAACGAAGAAGAAGCCATATACGGTCAAACTAAAATAGATCCTAGAACTTTTGTCATCTTAGATGATTGTTTATATGATAATTCATGGGTACGTGATAAGAACATGCGCTCTATCTTCATGAACGGAAGACATAGCAAGATTCTATTCGCCTTTACATCCCAATTTCCTCTAGGCATCCCTCCTTCTCTTCGTACTAACATCGATTATGTCTTTATTCTACGTGAAAATATCGTCTCTAATCGAAAGCGCATTTACGATCATTATGCCGGGATGTTTCCGACTTTTGACGTATTTTGTCAAGTACTCGATCAAGTAACGCAAAATTTTGAATGCATGGTTATAGACAATACCGCGAAATCAAATAAACTTGAAGATCAAGTCTTCTGGTACAAAGCAGAAACTCGGCCTCAATTTAGAATAGGTGCACCACAATTTTGGATCAATAACCAATCAAGAGTATTGGCTAAAGACGAAGATGAAGAACCCTATGATCCTAATGCCATGAAGACGCGACGACTCGGACCTCCCATCAAAGTACATAAAGCCTATATGTGATAAAAAAGGATTTAAATCAGATGCTATATCTACCTTAAAGCTGACGGATACTATGCCTCCTAAGAAAATCTCTGCCTCTGCCTCTACTATTCCTGATCTTGATACTATTTCAAGTTTCAGTAATGACGAATTAGGCAAATGGCTTGTGAAAATGGCTACTGCTTACTATAAAGAAGGCTCTCAGCCTATCGCTTCTGACGAAATTTATGATGCTATGAAAGAACTCCTGGAAACCCGGGATCCTCATCACCCGGCTCTCACTAAACTCAGTCATGCAGGCATTAAGCATGTGTTCGGAAAAAAAAACAAAATGACTCTCCCTTTTACGATGGGTAGTCTTGACAAAATCAAAGCGGATCCTGCGGTTCTCTCGCGATTTATCAGGGATTTCCCAGGTACATATCTCGTCTCGGATAAACTCGACGGAATTTCCGCCTTATTCTGTGAAAATTCCCTTTATACCCGGGGAAACGGCGTAATTGGACACGATATTTCTAATGCTCTACCCTATCTACGCGGGATCCCTTCGAAGGGATCCGTATCGATCGTCGTACGCGGCGAACTGCTTCTGTCTAAAGTCCATTGGAGCCAAATAGAATCCGAAAGCGGAGGTAGCAATCCCCGTAATGTCGTTGCTGGTATCATGAACGCCAAAACACCCGATTTACGTATTATGCGACTCATCGATTTTGTGGCATATGAAGTCATTCAACCGGCGGGCTTGAGCCCGTCTGAACAAATGGCGCTGTTACAAACCAGCGGCTTCCACGTCGTCGAGCACATTCGCATCGATGAATCTCAAATGAATGTCGAGTTCTTATCGCAATATTTGGTTTCACGCAAAGCCAATAGCCCTTTTGTGGTTGATGGAGTTGTTGTCTATCATGATCAACCCCACTCTCGAAATGTATCTGGAAATCCCGATTACGCTTTTGCCTTTAAGAGTCTCGTGACTCAAGACCAGGTCGAAGCCACTGTCGGTGAAGTCGAATGGAACGTATCTAAAGATGGACTCGCTAAACCGATTGCCAAGTTAGCCGAACCCGTCGTCATTGACGGGGTTGAAATCCGGCAAGCTACTCTCTTTAATGCGGCCTTTGTAGAGACTCATCGTGTAGGACCCGGATCACGTGTTATCGTGATTCGTGCCGGCGATGTTATCCCCCATATTCTTCGTGTTGTGACCCAAACCACCGCGTCGTTTCCGACGGCATTCGAGTGGGCGTGGAATGCAACACATGTTGATATCATTGCCACTGCCCCTGAAGAGCGTGCGCTCACCCAGCTCATCCACTTCTTCGACAAAATCGATGCTGTTGGCGTGAGTGAAGGAGTGATCACAAAACTCTACGAAAACGGCTATACAACTGTCAAAGCCATCTTAGGCATGACAGTCACCGATTTCCTTAAAATTGAAGGCTTCAAAGAAAAGCTAGCGACTAAACTCACCGAGTCTATTCGTTTAGCTATGTCTAAAGCATCATCTGATCCGGTTACTATCTTAGTGGCCAGTAACGCTTTCGGACGTGGTTTCGGTAAACGCCGATTTGATCTAATCTTCTCTCATATTCCAGATATGGAAAAAGCGACAGTAGAGTCTCTTATCGCCATCCCCGGCATTGAAGAAAAAACAGCGACTGCCTTCTTAGAAGGCATTCCGCGATACAAAACCTTTGTTCGCGAGAATCGACTCCAAGCCTATCTGCAAATGCAAATGAAACCTGCACCCGTGCAAGAAGAAACCAAGCAACTGATTCCCCAAACGTGGGCCGGTAAGACCGTTGTCTTTACCGGATTCCGCGATGCCGCCATGGAAGCGGCTATCGAAGCCCGCGGTGGACGCGTTGGATCCAGTCTGAGTGGAAAGACTACGTATCTAGTCGTCGGCGACAAGCCCGGCTCCAAGGCAGATAAAGCGAAAGAACTCGGTATTCCGATTCTGACACGCGCAGAATTTGAAGCACTTATTAAAAAATAAATAGCAGTCTATAACTTCATGCGATCGATCCCCATTTCACGACCTACATTGCGATTATACCATTGATCGTCTTCTGTTAACGAAGACATCTTGTCTTTAATACCCGGATCAATCATGTTCGATTGGAACAGCTGCTCGTCGTAATAACTACGAGGAACAAAGCGATACTCTACGCGAACATTCTTTTTCAATTCTTGGTACTTCTCTTCATAGATACCGTGCATGACCATGAATATACCTACAACAGTCAAAATCAATACAAAGAGATTCATCTATTGTCAATAGGAGAAATTTACTGACCTTCTTTTTGTTGCAGCCAAGGATCTTTTTCGATGCGTTGATCCTCCGGAACATCATCTTCTTTAATAACTTCAACTGTGAACGCAGGCTTCGAAGCATCAATCTCATTTTCTTTCTTGACCCGTTCATTCTGAAGAAGAGCCTTCTTCATGAGGTCGTCCTTACGTTGCTCATAGTAGGATTCTCGTTGAGCCACGTTAGTCTTGTATTGCTTGACCATAGTGTTTAATTGAGTCTCTGCATATTCTTGGTCTTCTAGCTCGCTCGGATTCGGAGCCCACGGACACCAGCATCCCACTTGCGCAATAAAGATGTTGAACTTGTTATTATCGCGGCGCTTCAACACCTCACTTCGTGCCTGCGCCTCTTTCAACGAATCATAGCATCCACGCACCTTGATACCCCGAATGCTCGTCTGAAACTCATTTTCACTATGATATTGAGATTCTAGATCAGGATTACTCGCTACATAGTTCTGATAATCCGTATGCACAACACTTGCATCAAATACTGATGCATAGCGTTCCCGAATCGAATTGATCCCATCTGTATCATCGGGATACTTATTTGCAAGAGCATCTAACATGGAACTCAAATCCTTAGACATGGACTCAACGTATTTCTGAAAAAAGAAAGCTTCTTTCTTCAAGATCATGTCTTCTGGAGAGATAAATGATAAACATACGAAATTCTGACCTCGAATAGGAGGATCTTGTTCAAGGAAATCTTCTTCTTTACATGAAACGGTTTTAGATACACTCATTTTTGTATACTCACTTATAGAAAGATCCTTTATATGGGTTTCGTTTAGAAATAGTCCTTTTTTTGCATCTTTTTTTCTCAAGATACATTATAAACTAATTACCCATGGCTGATCGTGAATCTAACTTTTCATTTGACCTCAAAGAATTTATTGTGCGTCTTCTCAAGTACTTCGTTGAAGGCTTTGTTGTGTCTATTGCGGCCTACTTCTTCCCCGGAAAGAAGAACTTCGAAGAAGTTGTCCTCATTGGTCTCGTGGCCGCTGCTACCTTCGCCATCTTGGACCTCTTCGCTCCCTCTATCGGTGCCACCGCTCGCTCGGGTGCTGGGTTCGGTATCGGTGCCAACCTCGTCGGCTTCCCCGGTGCTCCCATGCGTGTGTAAATTAGGCATTTGTTTTTGATGTAGCTCCTCTTGGTAATAGAATGTTTCCGTTTGGATCGACGGCTTATAATAGGTAATTTTGTCAAATGCCCCATTCCTCCCTAGGGAGGAAATTTTCCTCTTCAGGGAGGAAAAGCCAAATTAAATTGATCTTATAAAACTCCACTTCAACTCCTCGCAGATTTTCTTCCAAATTTGTTCCTGTTGATGCAACTTTTCTCGATTCTTTAACAGAGGGAAGAAGCTAAGGTATTTATCTTCTCCCAACAATTGCAGCATTTTATGTATGGAATAAGAATATGATAAAAAATTTTTTCTCTGGCTCGGAGAGTGCTTAAGGAAAGGCACCTGGATCTGCTCGAACATGTTTCGGAGTTTTTCTTCGAGGTCCGGCGACAAGTATTGGTTTGGAATGCCTGTTATCCTATAGTAGATAAAAGGCGTGTGTTCGTAATATTTGTTCTGCTTGAGTTTTTTCAGGATCTCACGAATCTTGGCATGCGTGAGTTCCGCCATATTTGTGATCTTGAGCTTCTTGATCTCCATCAGAATCGAGTTGAAAATCTCTTCGGGAATGTCTGTGGTTTCTTTGCCCTGGATCTGGTTGAGCCATTCATTGAAATGGTTCTTGCGCTTGTAATTCAGATAGCTGATTTCTTTCTGGGGTTCTTTGTACGATGGTTTGTCGTTATCCATAATAATATACTGCATAGTCGAGCATTCGTTACAATAGATCATACCGTCCTGGAGTAATAGGGTCTGATCTCCTGAACCACAATACTCACATAAAGACGTATCCACGTCCTCCGTATCCCGAACATAATTGTCATCTGTCTCGGATAGATACCGATCATACAAATGTGCTTTGTTCAGATGTGGAGTCGGAGCTAATGCATCGCTCTTCGGAGGCGATGACCCGAAAAAGTCCATGATGCTCTTCCCCTTAGTCGAGGCTTTCTCGACATACTTAGAAGGTACTACTCGGTCCTGATGTTCAATCGATTCGTAATAATTGAATAGGATATCCGATGTTTTAGTATAGTATTCGGTCTCTTCTTTCAGAATATCGTCTAAATCCATGTCGCCGTTTTCCTGTGACACCTGCATATGAAATTGATCAATTCGCTGCTGATGACACGCATCGAGTGTTGTTTGACGTTTTTCGTAATTACATTTTCGTCGTGAGTTTACCGATCCTTTTACCTTCATGCATGCCTATTAAGAGGCGACTTTTCTTTATATCTGGGTCATGGTTTGCGTGTATGTGAGTGAAAATTGGACAAACTTCTATCTTTAGTTGTACATAAAAGAGTTGCGATTTCAATGGCGTTTCAATTACAAAGCGTATCTGATGCTTATACTATGGCCGCATTTGGCCAAACGCGATTTCGCTCAGAAAATCCGAAGCTGGCTATCTTTGATATCGATGGCACCTTGATCCGACCCAAAGGCAAGACCGTATTTCCCAAGTCTCTTGACGATTGGAAATGGCTTACTGAAGATGTACCTGCGCGACTTCGTGCTCTCCATGATGACGACGGCTATGATCTCGTGTTTATCACCAACCAGAAAAAAATGAGTGGCTCGGATATCACGACCAAAGCAGGGATGCTATACTCCGATCTCGGGGTACCGTTTGTCCTCGTATCAGGGCATGCGGAACCCTATTATCGCAAACCCCATACCGGCCTTTGGAAGCTGATCACGAACCAATTGTGTCCTCAACTTAAAAAGAAAGATTGTTTCTTCGTCGGTGATATGGATACTGATGAGGCCTTTGCTCACAATGTGGGTCTCAAGTTTAAATGGGCTTGGGCTTACTGGGGTTTACCTGCTGTCGCTGTAACTCCCTATGTGCACCCGTTAGAAGGGATCATCGGGGTTGGAGAGAAAACGTATGCCCGACGTGGAGTCTCCCAACATCTGCTCGTCTTGGTAGGACCGCCCGCTTCAGGTAAGAGCTCTATTGCCCGTCGACTTCATACAGAGTTTCAATACACGATTATTAATCAGGACACCTTGAAAACGCCGGCTAAACAACGCTCGGCTTTCGCGAAAGCTTTGGAAGCTGGTAGCTCGATTGTGATCGATAATACAAATCCCTTGCCCGACTCGCGTGGACAATGGATCGAGCCGGCTCGTGCGGCCGGATATTTTGTTACAATTGTGTTTATAGATATTTCAAAAGCAGCTGCCGAGTATTTGAATGCGTACCGTCACGAAGTCTCGGATGGCGAGGCCAAGTATATCCCTTCTGTAGCCTATAACGTCTATTACGCAAAGCTGGTCAAGCCGATACGCGAAATAGATGAAGCTGACGAGATTGTGACCGAAACCCAAGTGTGGGTCAAAGACGAAGCGGCTCGGCGCAAGTTGATGTCCATGTGGTTTTAGAGAAAACCCTACAAATGTTCCAGGATCTTTACCGCCGTTTTTTTGCCTACCTTTCGACGTTCATCAATCGGAATGTTCTCGATATACCGAGACTTCGCCTCCGGCGTGTCGAACGCATCGAGGGCATGCACGAAAGCAGTCATCGTCGGATGCACGGCAGCAATCCCGGCGGCAAGTTTCGCCGAGATCCCCGGAATCTGCGATAATTGATAGAGAAACACCGTCGCAGGTGTAATATTTTTATTTCGTTTCATCTTTACCTGGCTCACGTAATCACATTCTGCCGATCCTGTGGCTGAGGCAGCACTGGGATCTGCCGTCGACAAATATTTGGCAGGATCCGCCAGCAGTCGCGTCCATGTCTCGGTCAAAAATGCCGCCGTCTCACCCACGTCTCGCATCAGTAATACCGGAATGTTGTCCCTAAACAACGTATTCAAGATGCCCCCCACCTGCATCTTGTCTGTCGTCATTCCCGGGCGATAGCCTTCGATCACGTAATACAGTCGACGTTGTGTCGGATCCTCTTTGCGCCATTCCAGTAGCCGGGCTTTCTGCTCGTGATGCCGTCCGTCTTTGATCGAAGCCGTCAAGTCCGCCAGCGTCTTCCGCTCAAACACCATACGCAGTGTAGCCGGAGAAGGTGCTTCCGATTCTCCGATGACGATATCCCCAATATCCAGATTCCCTAAAACCACATTTTGCAATCCGGAAAGACGGTCTTTCAACACGGTTTCCCGATTATCGATAAAAATGTACATAATATGCTTCTTCTTTCTATAGTGACAAGTCCTTAAGTACGTTTCTTCTCCATCAATGTGCCGTACATATTGAATGTTATTTGGTCAGGATGGATACTTGACACCTCCATTCTCAAATTGCAAATCTTCTGATGAGCGCTCAACTTGTCCAGCAATTTCTTCAACGCTTTCTCGCGTGTGTCGCTGTATACTTTATCGATGCCGCCTGATTTACCAAACAGGTTAGAGATTCCTTGCATCATATCTCCAACCAAACTCAATGTAGCGGATTCTGAGATGTGGATCAGGCCGACTTCTTTGTATCGGTCGTCTGTATTGGGCTGATTCGATATACGGTCGTCAGTTGTGATGATAGCAGCACCGCCTTTCATCGCAGATACTGCTTCGCTACCTTTTTGACATGATTTTCCACCTCGCTTCATTTTGTATTTATTAAGTTTTTCTTTCAAAACTGTCTGTCAGTAACTTTTTCAGAAAGGGCCTCAGAATTTTTTTAGGGGGGGGGGGTCCCAAAGTGTCTATTACCATAAAATTATTTTCAGTAAAAAACATATACCATACATGGTAATAAAAACACAAAAACGTAGTGATACAAAACGATACATAACGGTATACACCTTTGACAGATTAAAACGCCTCTAAGAGACATTTTGTTCTTTCAAAGTTGAGGCTTTACATCCTCGTGATAGTTTGGTTGTGTGGGAAAGCTTAGTCTTGCAACTACGCTTTACTGAAGTTTTCTCTCCCTCAGTCGCCGATGTAGCTCCACCGTCTGGTTTCTTCTCCCTTTGCAAGTATTCAGGTCGCCCCCTCCCTGCTAGGGTATCTTCCGCAATTCGTAGAATGTTCAGAGAACTGTTTACGTCCCGGTTCCATAAGCCTGAACATGTTTGACACATGAGAAGCCCATGACGGGTCGTGGTCTCTTCCGATTTCCACGGTTTGGGATTTGGACATGTACGAAAGGTCTCGCATTGTCCCTGACACTTGTAACAACGACAACTGGTACGGAACTCATCCACAAGAAAGAGTTGATAACCTGCTTTCCGAAACACGTTTCGTATGCCTTTGCCTATACTGGGTTCTTTGTATTTTCGGTGTTTGTATTGTTCCCAATCACCAATATAGATAACTGTTTCTGAAGGAGTGCCATAGATAGAACGGAAACGACTTATCATCCTTGACTCTGTCTTCTGACGGTTGATAAATCCATACCATTTCAGCTGTCGGAAGATGCGTTGTTGGTAGAACTGAGAAAGCTTATGAGCGATAGCGTTTTTGTCTTTAACATAGGCCGAAAACTTCTCAAAGCTAAGAGTCTTCTTATTATGCTTAGACAACTCAGTTTCCCATTGCTGGACTGTTTTTCCATCTATCACTGTCGTCTTCTTGAGTTCCTCGTGAATTTTACGATATTTCTTTGTCTTAGTCTCTTTACGTCGCTGATTTCGCGTGTAACGGAAGTGTTCTATCTCGTCTTTCATGTTTTTCCCATAACAGAAGATAATATCATCCATGTTCGGGTCAATCGCTACCTTTCGTTTCTTCTGATAAATCGCCTGTTCATCTGCTGAAAGGTCATCTAGGTATGCTTCGTGACTGTCTTTAACTTGATGAACTTTTTTCCCATCATGTTCTCGTCGTATCAACAGGATCGAAACACCTTCACCATCGGTGAGGATACGATGGTCAAAGTGATAGTGTTTCTTCCGAAAACACTTTAAGTCGGTGCGAAAGAAAGAAGACCAGATTGCATCCTCGTTCTTTTTCATGTTTCCGCTCTTGAGTAGATAGCCTTTAGAAATACCATTAATGCATTTAGTTTCTTGGAGTAACAACATAGCAATAGTTGCAGTATCTAAAGGTATGTACTTGGGTATGATTTCAGAACGGATAGGAAAGAGGTTGTAGATGGTTTGGTCCTTTTCTTCTACCCATCTCATCATATAGAACATACCTGGCAAGTAGTCTTGAGGAGAACACTTGATGTCATAACGGAGACTGTTCTTTTGGAAAACGCGTCGAGGAACGATATGCTCGACTTGTGTAAGAAGCTGCTCAGGTAGTTCTTGATGCTTCTGCTCTAGTATAGACGTTTTGTAACCTCGAAGAGTACTGGCAAACTCGTGCTTTTCTTCTTTAGTCTTGAGCTTCTCTAAACATCCCTTCTTGTCCATGACCACATTCACAAAACGCTCTAAGTACTCAACGAAGTGTTGCTTGATATTGGTTTCTAACACAGTGACCATGCTATCTGCCAAATAGGTCATCATGTTGTCAAGGGAAGAGTATGGAATGTTCTCATGTACATACGAGGCGTAATAGGTATCATGGAAGGCTTTAAGCGTTTCCATAAGAGCTACAGTATCGGCATTGGGAGGTCTTCCCTTTACAGTTTCCTTAACACCAATCGTCTTCATAACGCATTTGATAAACTTAGTGTCTAACACAGGAAATGCGATATCGTGGTCGTAGCAATGGATGAAATAGAGTTTGATAAAGTGGGACGCATGTTGTACAAGCTTGTGACCTGTTAGGACAGCCGATAGGATGCGCCCATGGTTTTCCTCAGGGTCTTTGAGGATAGCTCTAAGAGAATGCTTTACAGTTTTATAGACCGGTAAGTCTATGTCCGGGGGTTTCATATTTTAAGGTGAGAAAATATTTCCTGTAATTTCTTTACTGAACATATAATGTTCAATGTCCTTAAGTCCTTTTAGGACGAAAATAATATCGCATGGTTGCAATCGTTCCTTGACTAGTTTGAAACTTTACCGATTTATTAAATAGCTCATAGTCTTGCTTTAGTAAGTACTTCATAATACACAGCCATGGACGTTCCAATCTATTTGGTGTAGCAAAAGATGTCACACTCCCTACCGAAAAGTATTTGCGTATCTTTGGAAGCAACGCCATAATTTTTTCCTGAATCTCTTTATCTTGAACTAACTCATATAGAGTAATACTGTTATTCTCATCTAAACACATATAGGACATTAATTCCTTTTTAATATCCGTTTGTTCTCTGGAATACAAGTCTGTCTTAGCTCTCATCTTACACTCTATTATTAATATCGTATAGTCTTTATTTAGTTTTGTATATCAAAAGTTTTTCAACATGTAGACTTCAAGCAGAATGTGCTATCGAATACACGTGAAATCAAATCAGAATAACCTAAAAAACAGATTTAACATGTAGGGATGTATATGTTCTAAAAGCAGTATGATACGAGCGGTCATCTTTGATTGGGCGGGAACATTAGTGGACTGCGGTTCGAGAGCTCCCGTGATCGCATTTCAAAAACTGTTCCGAGAATTCAATGTGCCTATTACCGTGGAAGAAGCGCGTCGTCCGATGGGCTCCGATAAAAAAGAGCATATTAAACAAATACTCCAGCAAAAAAGAATTGCGGAACTATTCAGACATGTCCATAATCGGGTTCCGACCTCTCATGATATAGACATGATGTATAAGGAATTGGGTCCCATTCAACTACAAAGCATCCGCGATCATGCACAGTGGATACCAGGGGCTGTAGATACTATTCGGTCTTTGAAAGCCGCGGGTATCAAAGTGGGGACCTGTACCGGCTACTCAGCGGCCATGATAACCCCTCTCTTAAAACTCGCCGAAAAATCAGGATGCATGCCCGATTGCGTGGTCACAGCGAGTGATGTGCAAAACGGCAGACCCGCACCTGATATGATTATCGAGGCATGTCGTCGTATGGACATCCGCCATCTCGATAAAATGTCTGTCTGGAAAGTCGGTGATACATTACTCGATATTCGCGAGGGAGTGAATGCGGGTGTGACGAGCATAGGAGTGACCGATACAGGCAATGAAATGGGGTGTTCTATAGATGAACTCGAAGAAATCAATAGAATGGCTATATTTGAGTGCAGAAAAAGGAAGATTTCCGAGTCTATGTTGAAAGCGGGTGCAGACCGAGTACTCGGTTCTGTTCAAGAGCTCAAATACTTTTTGCCGTAAGCGCGATCAGCTCTTCTTTGAACCCTTCATCGATATGGATCAGATTGATGATATCTTTGTCTATTTCCGTGACCGTGTTTTGCGAATTAGATTTAATGATATCGAGGACTTCTTTATAGACGGTGTGTTTTTTGGCGTTGGTGATGTTATCGTAAATGCGAGCATACATTGCAGTATATTTATCGACTAACATATGTGCGCTTGTATCGGCTCGATCCGGTGCATCATCGTATTCGGGGGTGTCTTTGTTATAGAGGATCTGAGCATCGTATTTGTCTTTGACATAGGGGTCGATGTCGAAGCACGAGATGAAATGGTAATAATCTTCGAGACACTTTAGGTGCTGTGCGTGCATAGATGGTGATGTCTTATACAGCTTCCGGATCAAATATATCTCATACGATTCTAAATAGTAATCCGCAATAGTTCCCATGAGATAATTAAGGCCTGTATTCACGAGCATATCTTCCCATTTCTCGGCTGAATTATAGATCCTGATACGTTTTCGCTTAGGGTCATAGATAAAATTCAGTTGTTCGATGAATTCATTTCTCTGATCTCCGCGTATGGCTTTCGTCAGGGTGTCTATAATCTGCATGAAATCCTGATGTTTTAGAGAGAACCCGTACTTAAAGAGATCCATCTCCAGCTTCTTCACAGTTCGCTGATACTCATCTTCAACTCTGGTTTCAAAATCGGTTATTTCGAGGTGTTTGTATTTGGCCAGTTTCATTATTTTTTCAACGGAATCCATGTTAGCTACGAAGTTATTGATCGTGTTATAGGTGTTAATTGTCTGGTTCATGATCTTGACTTCATCAGGGATGTGATATATTCGATTTTGCATGATTTTGTCTTTGATGTCTTCACTGAGAGTGATTTCGTTACTGACGGCTGGACATGTGAGCTTGGTTTTAAACAGATGATACTTCATATCGCTTCGCCTTTCTGTGCTATAATTGCACCGAGGACATGTATACGGTGCGAGTTTTTTCTTAGGCATTCACTACTTTAAGATTATATGATTTCTTTCTTCCTTATATCCTTTCCGCAGATTTCCGCAGGATTCCGCACGGTTCCGTGAGATTCCGCAAGATTCCGCAATAACGATTTTGAGGTTTTTTATTTTTACATACCATATATCGTAATGGTTTTTTACAGTTTTTTATTTTATGGTCTTAGTCACTTTTTACCCCCCCCCCTAAAAAAATTTTCAGGGTGCGGAAAACGGTGGCGCATTTTTTCTGTGATGAACTCTTTGTGTTTCCATATGTTTTGTCTTGTGTTTTTAGTTATTTCAAAGTAGTTTGGTTTATTAATTCACTTCCACGTTATTCCGCAAGATTCCGCACGGTTCCGTGAGATTCCGCAGGATTCCGCAATAACGATTTTAGGGTTTTTAATTTTTACATACCATGTATCGTAATGGTTTTTAACAGTTTTTTAATTTATGGTCTTA